TCACGGCCTTCTGTCGGTATTGAAAGGATCAACGTCGAGTGCGGATTCTTCGCTAGTTCAGCGAAATGCTCCTCGATCATCTTTTCCATCTCAGTACGCCCTTCTTCATCAACCTCGCCCGGATCAAAGTTGCCCGAGACGAAAATCGCGTACGCAGGCACGCCGTAATTGTCAAAGAAGGCGATATTGTAGTCTCTTCGGGCAATATCGCCCCAAATCGCCCCAAGCGCCGGAATGATGTCGGGCAAACCGTAGTAATCGCTCCTTGGGGTGTAATTTACGAACCAAATGATCTCTGACGCCCGATCTTCCGCCTGAAGGGATTTTAGTGGCGAAATTACCCCAGTGTCTTTATGCACGTCGTACGGATATTCAACCCGCTTGAACCACCGCTTCTTGCCATTGCGGATCTGTACGAACCGTTTCGAGTCAACGTGGATTCGTAAGGTGTGAACCGGCACATGCGCTAGCAGAACCGGCTTGCCTTCCGGGTCATCATTTTCCCGCACCATTTCAAGCGCAGCATACCCCACGGCTTCGTAATCAAGCATTAATTTATCCAGGATTTGGCTGCAGGTCTCTGGTAATTCCGAAAAGAAAGAATCTAACTCTTTATAAACAGGGCTATCGGTAGAACTATTCTTGCCGCCCAATGGCTTAATGCTCCACCCGAGACCAGCAGTGTCACGCGCTTTGGTCTTACAACACCGATAGTGGTACGTATTGATCTCTATTAGCTTAGCTAACGCTTCCGGATTGTACAATGGCTGAACGAGCCCCATCTCACCATACTTTTCGATAAACCGATCCGGAGGAAGTTGCTTAGACTCCTCTTTCACGGCATACTGGTCAAGGATGTCATACCTGACCGCCTTGCCAGCAGATGTCACAACTGCAAATGGTTTGCCTGTCATTTCAACGCCTCCTACTGCTACGCACCCGGACTCGTGCCGGTGGATTCTTTACCCGAGCAAAGGCCAACATTAAGGAATCCGCGAGATCCGGACTCTCTATGCCACGTTTCCGCATATCTTCTTTGCTTTCCACCTGAATGCGGCCCTGCGAGTTTAATTTGTACTTGATATTCGACAACTGAGATATAAGGTCATCGTCGTCCTCGATGTCAATCGTACCTTCTTCAAACCGTGATCGAAGTTCCCACCACCATTCCGCCCGCGCATTGACAAACCTGGTGTCGTCGCGGGCTTTTGCACCGGAATGCATGGCACATACCGGGAAATGCTGTTCTTTCAGCCGATCGTACACGCCTGCCCCGATTCCATCCGCGTCTATCTTGGCTACTTCGGCCTTATAATCTTGAATCAAGCGTGCTACTTGGCCTGCTGTCTGCATTGTGTCCATATGCCGAAACCGCTTGATAATTTCAGCCCGATTCCCTGTACGCAGCGTCACAACCGTCTCATTCGTACCAAAACGAGCCACATCAACCCCCAATTCAACCGGTAACGGGTCGTCATCCCGCAAATTGCGCCGAACGGCTTCATCGATCCAGTCCAGGGGAATAAGCGTGTCAGGTTCCTGTGAAGGGAACTTAGCCAGGACACGGCTCTGATAAAACGGGGAATTGATCCCCTTCTTAGCCATACGCTCCACCCAATGCGGCGTTACCAGATATGGGTGTGGCAAGGGACCAGTCACCTTCTGCCGCCATTCACCTGATAGGATATCACTCTCTGTGATCCCGAAATGCGTAAAGTTCGGTGTATCGTAGGCCGATATCTTAAACTTGGCCACCCCTGGCGTTTTGAACGCTCTCCCGAACCGGCCCTCTGCGTTCGTCGGGTTCCCAATCATGAGCAATCTGGCGTGTTCCGACGAAAGCACGCTGTCTATACCCTCGTAAATCTCTTCAGAGATACCAGCGGCCTCGTCTGCAACCACCAGCACGTGTTGCTCGTGGAACCCTTGGAAACGGTTNGGATCGTAACTTGGAGCCGTGAANCCCCACGCCCACCAGTTATCGTCTAATTTCAANTCCTGAGAGAGCAACCGGCCTCCAAGCGGCTTCAGAGCNCTGGAATGNGACATTCTAATCTCTTTCCACAGAATCCCGCGCACTTGCCGGTCTGTTGGAGCCGTCGTGATGACAATTGAGGGTTTATGGGTGTACAAGAACCAAAGCGCCGTGTTCGCACCGATAAAACTCTTTCCCGCACCGTGACAAGATGCTACAGCAGTCTCTGGATTATCCCGCACGGATTCCATGATCGCCACTTGCATTTCCCACGGATTCTTACCAAGCACAGTGCGAATCCACCACGCCGGATCGTTCCGGGACTTGAGTAATATCGCCTCAATCGCGCGTTTAGATATCATTCTAACTTGTTCACCAGATCAAGCCACGTTTCGAGCGAATCCGCAACCCTGCTAGCTGCGTCTTCCCCGAGCAGTTCCATCCTCGTCTTCATCGATGTGTTCAAATTGCTGTTCAAGGTTTTCAGGAGCTGAATTGACTCCCGTTCCGGAGTACGCCCGTGACGAAGTTGTTCTGACAAACGGTCCGCGGTTTTCATGTAAAGGGCAAAATCCCGCTTGATTATCTCATCAAGTTTCTTTATCTCCTCGACATGATGTGCAATGTGGAATTTAGCTGCTTCTACGCTCTGAGCCTCGTAAATCGCCTGGAGTTCAGGCGATCCGTTCTGACAGACATGGTTGTCTTCCCAGGTGTCTTTCATGCGGGCTTTTGCGTATTCCTCCAAGACCTCGTCCTTGATGTCGCAATGGAGTCGCATATGGTTCCATAANGATGTTNGGCCGATTTTCANCCCTAGATCGCGATAAACCATTGCAGCCAACNTTTGCCACGAGTTATNNGGCTTATGGGTTCGNCAATACTCCTCAATTTCTGCGCGTTGATCAGAATTACACACTTTACAACGCGGTTTAGATATAATCGCCATGTCTCATCTGTTATACNCTACAGTGCTCGCACTCCTTCACTATCACTTGCTCCTTCCGGGACNGGTCGCGATAGAGCGTAACCCCTTTNCAGCCCATGTTATAAGCNGTACGGACGGCGATCTCNACCTCATGCATAGAAGNAGTCGCCGGAAGGTTGATCGTCTTGCTAATCGCGTTATCGACGTGCTTTTGGAACGTCGCCTGGTGCGCCACGTGCATGGCCCAAGTGACATCGTGGGCCATAACGAACAGATCTTCGTCATACTGACCAAGAAGCGGATGCTTTCTGGTATACGTGGTACCAAACTGGTTCCTTGTCTCAACCTTCGCGAAATTCGGCTCAATTCCGCTGGAACAATTGCAAATGATCGAGATCGAGCCGGTAGGCGCTATCGTGGTCACAGTCATGTTTCGGCCATCAGATTGGTCATGTGACTTCTCTTGAATGAACCCCATCACCTGATCGGCTAACCGGAGCGCTTCCTTGTCGTCGTAGCGAATCCCGAGTTTAATCAAGGAGTCTGCCCATCCCATGACCCCCAGACCGATTTTATTCGTCCGTTTCGTCGCTTCTTCGATTTCCGGGATGGGAAACTGATTCCGGTCGATTACGTTGTTGAGGAAGTCCACCCCAATCCGAACAGAATGCTCTAACCCTTCCCAATCATAGTCGCTGCCATCATCCAATACGTGATTGGCCAGATTTACTGAGCCCAATACGCAAGACTCGTATGGTAAGAGCGCAGATTCCCCGCAGGGATTGCAGGCTTCGAGTTTTCCCAGTTCCGGGTGTGGATTGAACTTATTCACGGTGTCAACAAAGAAAAACCCTGGCTCACCGTTGTTCCAGGTTTGGGCGATCATCTTGTCCCAGATTTCCCGGGAGCCCACGGTTTCCCACACTTCCCCTGTTCTGGGGTTGATTAAGTCGTAATCGCGATTGCCTTGCAGAGCGTCCATGAATTTGTCATCGATCGATACACTGATGTTGAAATTCCTGATTTGACCCTCCTGCGTCTTGCATGTCAGAAATTCCATGATATCAGGGTGATCCGTGCGAAGCATGCCCATATTGGCCCCGCGCCGCAGCCCACCCTGCTTGACCACCTCAGTTCCCACGTCATAGACGCGCAAGAACGAAACCGGTCCTGATGCAACACCTTTTGTCCGGGAAACCAGATCTCCTCTGGGCCGCAGGTTCGAGAAATTGAAGCCTGTGCCACCACCGGATTGATGAATCTTGGCCGTATGTTTCAGCGTATCGTAAATGCTGTCAATACTGTCGTAAATTGGGAGCACAAAGCAGGCTGAAAGTTGACTGAGCCCTTCCCGGCCCGAATTCATGAGCGTTGGACTGTTCGGCATGAATTTTCCTTCGTTCATCAACGTTTCGCTCTCTTCAACCCCTATATAGCGTGCAACCCGCCTGAACATCCCTGCTGGTGTCTCACCTGGGAATAGATAACGCTGCTTTAACAGTGCTAGCTGATAATCGTCGAACCTCATAGGTTTATCACCATCCAAGGCATCTTACGCAGACGCTCCAGGCTATACTTTGTTACTTTGTAGGT